CTGCGAAACAAAAAACAAAAACAGATAAATCACAATCTAACACACCGAATATACAAACTAAAAAACGTGGACGTCCACCTAAAAACAGTTTATTAACAGCAGAAGAAAAAGTTATAAAAACAAAACCTACAAAAATACAAATAGAACAATCAAATAAAGTATCTACACCTACATCTACAAGTAATGGTTGGATTAACACAAACAAAACACTTCCTGAAGAGTTACGTCCAATAGAATTCAATACAAGTGCTAAGAAACCTGTATATGGGTATAGACTTAAAGGTTATGGATATGTGGTAACTACACCTTATTATGTAGATAAATTCAAAAAGAAATATGGGTATATTGAGTGGAAATATATTCCGTATTGTGGAGCCTTGTTTAGATGTCCTAACGAAATACCTGATTGTTCTAATTGTAAACATTCTAAGAATAAGGTGAAATAATTTATGCTTGACAAGGATTTTCCTGCTATTCTATTTGATTCTGAAGAATTACAATTAGTAACCAATGGACGTTGTGTTCGTTGTCCTATATGTGGCAAGGTTGTTTGTGTGCCGGATATAAACGCTTGGGTATATAAGATGGTAAACAGACAAGGTAGACAGCGTATAACGTGCTCGTGGACTTGTTTCCGTAAAGGTGAACAAATGATTAAGGATGCACGAATGCAGAGGAGGGAAAGATATGACCGATACAATTTCGATTTGGACTGACGGTGCTTGTAGTGGTAATCCAGGTCCAGGCGGTTTTGCTGCTATTGTTCGATATACTAATATGGAACAGGAAATATGTGGCGGAGAAAAGTCCACTACTAATAATCGAATGGAATTAATTGCTGTTATTGAAGCATTATATTCGTTATCAGAGCCTTCTGAAGTTACTTTATATTCGGATTCCCAATATGTGTGCAGTGCTGTAAATCAGTTTTGGTTACAAAATTGGGTAGCATCCAACTGGAAGAAGTCCGACGGTAAGTCTGTTTCCAATGTGGATTTGTGGAAAGAACTACTACCTCTATTAGAAAAGCATAAGGTAACATTTAATTGGGTGAAGGGTCACAACAATAATGAAATGAACGAACGTTGTGACAAATTAGCTTGCCGGCAGAGAGATAAATACAGCCGTTCATAAACGAACCCTATTTATTATCTCTCTAAAAAATTAATATAGTTAAAAAACAATACTTCAAAACCTAGACTTATTTATACTATTTAGTACATTAAATAGTATAGTGGAGGAATAAGTCGGGGCAGAAAAGTATTGTTTTTTGTTTCACTTATATGTATATTTCTATGGAAAGGAGAGAGTCGATTTGGCAAAAACTGTTTTACTTTCCAATATATTAAAAAATGACAGTTACCCAAAGATGTCTGATATTTCGGCGCCATACTGCTGCGGAACAATATCCATTCAGCACAATGACCGGTATACAGAACAAATGTTAGCGGAACTTCCTAATATTACATTTAGTGTATATACATTGGAAGATGATAAGTATGTGTTGTACGAACCTCGAGCTTTAAGTATTAAGGTTCCTACAGACGAAAACCCTATTAGTTATGCTATTATTGATATTCCTACATCTTGTTTGCTAGCAGTTACTCCTGAATTTGATAATAATGCTATAATTAGTCATAATGAAGAAGTAGATATATTTGGCGGTGATAGATGGACAGCTCCTACAACAGAATTTGCATTAACTATCACGTGGGATAATACTAATATTACTGCTGATAGTGGTGGTGTTAGTCCAGAAGATTTCTACACCAAAGAAGAAATTGACATAATGATGGCAGACAAAGTATCTGACGAGGACCTTACAGCTCATTTTGTTGCCGGCGCAAATATTGAAATAATTGATAATCAAGATGGTACTCAAACAATTAACGCCAGCGGTGAAATATCTTCTGAAGATTCTGTAGCACGTGCCGGTGTAGCTGCCTTAGAACAGGCTATGCTTACTAAACCTAATATATATGCAAACACAACTGATTATTGGGAAGCACAGACAACTTTACAATCTGAGACAAATGCTATATATGTGTACACAGACTACGAAGTTACAGAGGACTTACAGAATATTCCTGGTATTAAAATAGGTGATGGCACAACTGTTGTTAAGAATCTACCTTTTATAGCGGGTGGTAATATCACTGAAGCAGATGTTGAGAATTGGAATAATAAAGTAGCTGTTAAGGTGAACCCCGGTGATGACGAGGATTTAGTTTTGTTTAACAATGAATAAGAACGGAAAGGAGTTAATTCATTCATGGTAAGATTGCTAAAAGAAGATTCACTTGATGTTGGAACAGTTGAAGAGTTTATGTCTAGACAGCAGCTTAGTGACTGGGTTAACGACAAATATACTGTATGGGAAATCGAAACCCCATACGGAAAGTATTATTATAACTCGGAAAATGCTGTATTAAAGGTATTGGAAAAAGTTGCAAATAATGAAGAGCCAGTACCATACTCAATAAGTAAATGTGAGAGAATTATTTGTGGTCCGTCCGACTACGTTCGAGCAGAAAAGAATAGAAAGGGTTGATTATATGTCGGCAAATAGTTATATTACAAAAATAACACTTCCTGATAGTACATCTAAACTTATAAAAGATGCTGAAGGAATGCATTTCTTAGGCACCACCACAACTAATGTAATGGCAAGTGGCGGAGCTGTCACAACTATTGTGGTAGGTAGTACCACATATACAACATCTCCTACAGGTGCCCAAGAAAAATTAAGAGCTAATGACATTGTTTTATACAACGAATTATTATTTATATTTGACGGCACTAAATGGGATAAACTTACTTTTGCTGCAAGTTCTCCTCTTGTAGATGACGTTCAAGTAGATGGTACTACAATATTAGATAATAAGGTAGCTGATATTTCTACAACCGGTGTAGGTGGTGGTAGCGGTGAAACAGCTCCTTATAATGCATCTACTAACCCACTTACTACAAAATCTTATGTGGACACTAAAGTAACAGAACTTCCACAAGCAATGATATTTAGAGGTACTTTAGGTACAGGTGGTACAATCGCAACTCTGCCTACAGCAGATGCTACTACAGTTGGTGATGTATATCAGGTTATTGAGGATGGTACATATGCTTCGCAAAGTGCTAAGGTAGGAGACTTATTTGTATGTGCTCAGACACCAAATAGTAGCCCTGCTACATATTCGTGGGTACGTATTCCTTGTGGTAACGAGCCTGAAGGAACTGTTACAAACGTTGCAACTGGCACAGGTTTAACAGGTGGTCCTATAACAAGCACAGGTACTATTAAAGCTAATCTATCAAGTGAGACTGCCGTTACTGGTACAGATGTTATAGACGTAGGTGTTAATAGTTCGGGTAAACTTGCTGTTAAGCTCGGTACTACAACAGTAAGTGTAAATGGTGTTGCCGCATCTTCGGGTAATGTAGTTACAGGAGTTAGTGCATCAAGTGCAAGTGGTACAGCCCCTGCAAATGTAGTATCCAATATGTATACATATGATTCCAGTACAGAGACACTAACTTTAAACTATCTCACAGCACCTACCACAACTGTATCTACTACAGCTAATTTATTACAGAAGTCATCTTCGTAATTTAAATTTATAAACATTTTCATATAATAGGTATAGGTGGGTACCAATTAAAAATTGTACCCACCTATTTTTTATAAAAATATATTTTTTATCAACTTTATTATATATAAATGGTTTTTATGGAGGATATTAATGAAAGTTATTGAAAACTATGTGGATTTTAAAATATTTGGATGTAGAGACGTTATTGTATACGAGAAACCTACAAAAAATTCAAATCCCATAGATAAGGTATTTGCAAATGATGTATTTAAAGCAAACGTTTCTTATGTATATTGGTCTACAGAGGACGAATGTTTTTATAAAACAGTAACACCTGCTGGAAACGAAGGTTATATAAGGACGGATGTCATAAGACAGGCTTAATCATTTTCTCATATCCAAGAAGGAGTGATTTGTATGAAAAAACTGTTAGCTAAAGTGTTCACAAAAGAATGGTTAGTTGCTGCGGGTGTACGTGCATTGAAAACAGTTGCACAGGCAGCATTAGCTGCAATTGGTACTTCTATGATGTTAGAAGATGTTAATTGGAAGTTTGTACTATCTACGTCGGCATTAGCAGGTATTCTATCACTATTAACATCTATTGCAGGACTTCCTGAATTGAAAAAAGATACTGTGCCTGAAGTTGTTATACCCGAAGAAACTAATTTTGTAGAAGTTGAGTTCACAGAAAAGGAGGATAATAACAATGAATGATGAAGAAGAGTTAGTGCTAACTCCTGAAATGGAAGACGAACTATCTAACGGAAAAGGTAACGACAAGGAGTGTGAGTAATTATGGCATTTACTAATTCAAGTTTAGTATCCTATACACGTATATCTCCTAATAGAAATCAGGGAAGATATTATGATTATTATGACGACAACCCGTCACAACCCATAACAGAAATAACTAAAATTACCATTCATCATATGGCAGGTGTTATGTCAGTAGAGCAATTTGGTAATTTAGTTGCCAACCCAGGTAGACAAATGTCTGCTAATTATTGTATTGGTAGTGATGGACGTATAGGTCTATTCTGCGAAGAGAAGGACCGTTCTTGGTGTTCTTCGTCACCTTGGAATGATAACAGAGCTATTACTATTGAAGTATCTAACTGCTCTGTTGGTGGAGACTGGCCTATATCTGAAACAGTTTATAATTCACTTATTAAACTATGTGTAGATATTTGTAGACGTAATAAGATTAAAAAACTGGAATTTACTGGTGATAAGAATGGTTCGTTAACTTATCACTATATGTTTAACAACACTGCTTGTCCAGGTCCTTGGATAAAAAATCATACTGCCGAGATTTGCAGTAAAGTAAACGCACAACTTACTACAAACGAAAATACTAAACCTACTCCTACACCTACTAAAGAAGTATATAGAATACGCAAGACGTGGAATAATGT